CTTAATGCAGACTCAAAAACTAGTTTTGCTTTATCTTTAAACTCTTCAGAAAGTTCTTCACCCTCAAGAAGAGCATTTACATCCTCTTCAATGTCTAAATCTTCTTCATCGTCTTCAGCATCTTCAGCATCTTCATCACTTTCTTCAATATCTTCATCTACACTTTCTTCTTCTGCATAAGTTACTTCTTCATCATCTTCTTCAATTTCTTCTTCTTGAAGAACTTCATCATCTTCATCAACTTCAGCATCTTCTTTCATACCTTTCATAGGATCTGCAGGTTTTGCACCCCTACTTACAACATCCTTAACTTGCTTAAGAGTTTTCTCAGCAGTTGAAAGCTTTGCAGAATCATCATCTGAACGATAGTTTTCTGGTGTTGGTCCACCTAAATCTTCCCATCCTCCAGTTTGACCATCAGGAATGCCTGTAGTCAATTTAGGCATTGCTTCTGCAGGAGATGCTCCAGCATTTACAGCAGTTTTGGATTGCTTAGTGCCTACTTCCATTTCTTGTAAATCTCCACGAGACATTTGAACTCTCCGATTTTCCTATTTAAATCTATATTTATTTATAAATTAATTTTTTTTAGTATTTTAAAGATTATTTAAAAAGGTTTCAAAATGTTCTAATTTTCTTTGTTCAGTAAGTCTTCTTTGCTGAACATCTCTTTCAATAATATTTTTTACAGATTCAACCATCCAAGTTTTTTTGGAAGCATCATATATCCACTCTTTATCTTCCATAATTCCTTGAACAAATGCATCAGGAGCTGATGGATCTGCAACAATATCTGCAGCAGTAGCTAACATAAAATCTTCACCAACTTCACTATAACCATCTCTAGTGGGTCTTAAGGAACCTAAACCCCTTGAAGAAACACCTAAACAAACACCTTCTTTAATTAAAGACTCCGCAATTTTTCCCATAGGAGTTGATAGTATTTGAGCTTTCCCTATAAAATTATTACCTTCACGGTATAAATCTATAATTTTATGAGAAACTCTATCAAGATTTACAGTTGGTCCTGTTGGATGTCCTAATTCACCCAAAGCACGACCTTTATCAATATAAAGATTAGAGTATCTTTTCACTTCTTTTTCTAAAATGTGCATTGGATACTTTCTTTTGTTCCTATTCACACATTCTGCTTGTAGAAAAGGTCCCTTAATATAAAGTTTTTTAACTTTGCCGACAGTTTCTGTAATAAATTCTACAGATTCTATCTCTTCTTTAATTAGTTTCATCAAGCGACTCCTGAAACTTGAACTTGTTGAACATAAAGTGCTCCAGAAGAACCTGAAGACTTACCAGAAACTTTAAATACTTCTCTTAATTCACCTACAGAGTTTGTTGGCGTACTTTGAGAAGATGTATCCCAATCCAATACTAATCTTGTGGAGTAATATCCATCATATCCTGAAGACGCATTTATACTAGACACAATTGCAAAGTTAGTATTAATCCCAGTTGGAGAAATTCCGGTAAGTTGAACTGAATCTCCAACATCAAATGGCGAATCAGTTCCTTCTGGAAAGTCTATAATTGTAGTTGCTCCAGTAGTAACTCCTACAACTTTTTGAGATTTAACTTGCCCTATACTAATAGTTTCTGAACTGTTAGCACTCACATAATAATCAATATTTGTTGAAACTGGATTAGTTCCAATTGCAACAAAACAATCTGAAGATACAGATACAACTCTCAATGTATCACTTCTTTTTGGGAAAATGATAGATTGAGCACTTGTTCCACTAATGGAAAACGAAGAACCACTACCTACTGGTTTATGCGCCATTATAGTTATTATATACTTATTAGTTATTTATTATTTTCAGTCTTCTTGCTCTTCTACTTCACTATCATTAAACATAGATGAAGAAACTTCTGGTCTTAAAGCATCAATTTTTTCTGCAGATTTAGAAAAAAGAATATCTTTAATTTTATCACTAATTTGTGATGGTGATTCGTCAGAAACGATCATATCAAGTAGGTCTTCCATATAGTTTATTTTTGTTGTTTTTTCTATTTATATTTAAATTTCACCACCTTCTGGTGCTTCAGTTGCAGAACCATCAATTTCTGGTTCTATTGGAACATTTCCAGATTGTCCTCTAATATTATCATCAGTAATTGGTTGTCCAGTTTCTGGATCTACCATTGCTGTTGGATCTGGAATAACCCCATCTTCAATTTCCTTTTTAATAATTTCATCTTGTTCAATAATTTCTTGATCGGTTTGTCTTAAAATATTTCTACGAACATAGTCTTGAGAATAATACTTACCTACATAAGGTTCTGCAGTTGCAACCAAGTTCAATCTCTCAGATAAGAGTTCTGCTTCTTTTAACTCTGAAAAATGATTATCATATAAAAAGTCATATTGTATATGCTGCTGCATTAAATCCCAATCCTCAAGAGTTACTATGTTTTTAAGTATAAGTTGAGTCTTTAGCATATCATTGAACATTTGAGAAAATCTTTTTCTCAAACGACTTACAAATTTAGTGAACTTTAGCTCATCCCTTAAAATTTCAGAAGATCTTCCAAGATTGAATCCACCTTCACCATCCATTCTTGATGGTGGTACATTTAAAGATCTATATAATTTTTTCTTAAAATACTCAATATCTGTAATTTCTCCAAGATTTTGGCCGCCAGGTAAAGTTGAAATTTCAGTTCCTCTTCCACCTTCTCTTCTTGGAAGCCAGAAATCTTCAAGCATACTCATAAACTTTTTATCATCACGAATTTCTCCTGTAGAAGCGTCATAAACAAGTTTATTACGATATCTCATCATAACATCACGAAGATATTGTTCTGCTTTTACTTTTGGAAGATTTCCAACATCAATATAAAAAATTCTTCTTTCTGGTGCTCTTGAGTTATGCACCACAATGCCGTTAGCCACGAAGTTATGCTTTTCGTGCTCGACTTCTATATCATAAACTTCCTCTTCGGAATGATACTCAACAGACATAATTTTCTCAAACTTTGGAAGTTCATACTCACTTAGATATAGTTCATAGCATTCTGTTCTTGGCATTAATCGAGGTTCTTTTTCCTCGCCAACGATTCTCATCTGCTCTTCCCTAATTCTATGGCGAATTTGACCAGAACATAAACCAATAGAAGTCCAAAGTTCTTTGATATCTTCAATAAGTTGTTTATTACACAATGAAATTTCACATGAGAATCCATTCACAAGATCACGATAATGACCATCAGCATCCAATAGACCAAAAACAAGTTGTCGCTTGATTTCATCTGATGCATTAAATACCCAACTTGGAATTCTCTTATTTTTTGCTCCTGGAATATAACCAAGAGAAATTAGTAGTTCTGCAGCAAGAGTATTACTTGTGATGTAGTTGGTGTATTTTCTATTCTTTGAATCATATTTTGTACAATTTCCGAAGAAAGTTCTCATGAGATTTGCATAATAAAGATTTTGCTCTTCGTCTTCTCCTTCAGCAAAAACAACTCTGTATTTACTTACAGACCCATCGCCAAGCAAGAATCCAAATAAACGAGCAAACTCCGGAGTTACATACTCAGGGAGACTAAGCTCATTATTGCAGAATCCTTCATGCTTCTCGTTATACTCAATATCATTTAGTTCTTTGAACTCTTCTTTAAGTTTAACTAGACTCGATTCTTCTAAATGTTGTAAGCCATAGAGGAAATTTCTAATTCTTAATTCTTTTACGCCAGTTTTTTCTGATAAAGTTTCAATAAACTTTTCTTTTCCTTCTAGTTTAAATGTTGGCCAAAATTGAGTATCAACAATTGAGTATGCTTTCTCTCTGACATCATTGAACAATACAATATCATTCGTAGATTCTGGTTTAATATAAGTCAGTGAATGCACTTTAGGAATTAGATCCTTGATGGGTACATACTTAACTTCTTTTGTATTAGAATCATAAACAAGAACAGGGTGAGTATCTGTTCCTGTGATGCTATGATGCTTTGATTTTACTGTATAAGTTTTCTTTGTTCCAGTTAGCCATTTATTGGTGACTGAAGTTTTGACTAGAACATCAACTCTGTTGTCGTAAGCATAAACAACATCACCAACATTGATGTCTTTGATATATGAGTATCCATTTTCTGTTTTAACTCGTGAATCACCGATCAAACACAAACGATAGATAACAAGAGAATCTTCAATCATACGAAGTTGATTGAGTGATTTAATTGCTTTATTTAAATATGATAAAGTAATTGATTTATTTCTATCAACTAAACCTGAAGTGCAATACGTGATTGCATCTTTTGCCATTTTAATGCCCCCAGATGTTACACTTGAGGACTTTCCAGTCATTGGACTGGTTGGATAAGACATTTTTGGATTATATATAAAATATTCCTCAATTTCGGGAAATTCATAATCCATTGGATCATTATTAATTTTCTTAATAAATGCACCATTTCCATTATTATCTTTCTTTTTTTCTTGACGCACATATTTCATTTTCATTGCGTCAATATATCTCAACTCCTTTATACCATCTTGAGGTTTTTTTAGGTCAATTATTTTATGATAGTATAATCTACCATCAATATACCAATTTCTATATATTTCGTGTGACTTTTTATTAAAATCTAATAAATCTAAAATATATTTAAATTCATCTCTAATTTTTTTCTTTATTCCATCACTTGCATTTAAATTAGAAAGCTCAATTTGAACTGGAACATCATTACTATCCGATACTATTGCCTCATTTACAATATCTTCAATAGCACTATCCACTTCTGGATGAAGAGCCATTTCACGATATCTTTTAATTAGTTCAAATTCAGATTTATATACTCCTTCAATATCAACATATGAACCAAAAAATCCACTAGTTAAATAGTGATCAACCCCGTCTTCATTATTAGGAACGACGGGGGATACTATACTAGGAGATTTTTTATCATCATCTTCAATGGAAAATCCAAATAACTTAGACATTATATACTTTTAATTACTTGCTACTATTTATTATTTAATTTCAGTGTTAGTTGCGTCTGTATTTTCTGCAGACCACCACTGTACTTGGAATTCTACATTGTACTCTTCAATAGTATCAGAAGAATCATATGAAAGAGAAATTTCTGATACATTTGTTGGGAAAATATCATAGAACTTATAAGTTCTTAATGGTGTAATTGCTGTATCATTTGATGAATCAGAATTTTTAGTTGAATTTATTGTTCCAGCACCTCTACCAAGTTGATGAACATATGCATCAGTCATATAAGATGTTGGATTTGTTGCTCCAGTGTTATTCTCTAATTTGCTGATATTATTCATCCAAAGCTCAAAAGCAGTTCTAAGCTTGAAATCTTCGTCATTAATCACAGTAACATTCCAAACATCAAATGTACGATCTCCTGCTACTTTTAAAATACGTCCTCTAAATGGGACATCAATTGGAGAAACATTTGATGCTGGAAGAGCAGCAGTTTTACATAAAAATTTAAATGTCTCAACTTCTTGACCTGCACCTGTTGACCATAAGTTTTGTAGTGGTTGTGGAAAACTGGGAATTTCCACCTCAAAAAGATTTGGTCTTGCTCCACCACCAGCAAGTCTTTCTTTAAAACCTGTAATTGTTCTGAGAGTTGACATTTTTAGAACCTCCGTGTGTAATTAATTATAATCAAATCAAACTCTTCCAGCTACTTCCTGGAAAGAAACTCCAGTTCTTGTAGCAACAAAAGTAAGAGTAATATAGTTAATTGATTTAGTTGGTTTTAGGAAAATATCTGCCCTAAACTCATTATTATCAATAACATCTGGGGTGTTATTAGTTTCATCGCAAATAACTAAAAAGTCATACACACCTCTTTTTGCTTGAACATCTCTTAAATAAGGTTCAACAATATTTACAAAATTTGCTCTCGTAGTTTGATCATTTAATTCAAATAACTGAGACTGTGCTGCTCTTTGTAGAGATTGCTCTACAGTTAAGAATAGTCTACGAACATTGATTCGATCAAATGCAGATGCATACCCTAAAGCAGTTTTATCACCAA